ATGGTTTCAGTGGTTTCAGAAGGTGTGCCAGTGGAGTTAGGCACTGCCTTGTCTACAGCAGGTACAGCCTCATTCCTGGTACGCATGTCCGCATTGAACATGCGACTGGTCATTGGCTGTATGTCATCCTTCTGTGTGCCATCCTCGTTGAACACTTCACCAACACGTGCCTTGGTAGCACCAATTACTTCACCCTCTTTAGGCTGTGGCAGTGCACCTTCCTTGACAATGCTGGCACCTTCTACTGTGTCCACATACTGCTTGGCCACATCAGGTGCCATCTTGACTAGGATACCGTCACCACGATCAACGTAACTAAGGGATGTGTGTGCTGCTTTACCCTCAGACATTGCCTGTTCCTCCCTTTCACGTAGCTGTGTGCGTAGACTACGCTTGTTCATTGCCACAGCCATCAACTCGTATTCTTCACGTTCCTCATCTGACATGTCAGATGGTGGTTGTGGTATATGTGGCAACAGCTTGTCTCCAGCTACTATGTATCCTGTAACTACCTGATCTACAGGTAGCACTCTGGTAGGTGTGCCACACGTTGCACCAATGGCCCCACATATGATGCAACGTTTTGGCACGGTACCTACACTCCACACAATGCACGCATTACTACGTGCTACTACGCAGTAAGGTCCATTTCGACAATGGCAGAGGGACGTAGGCAACCAAACGCTGCACGTGCCTCAGCAAGAATGGCAACAAGGTTACGCACAAAGAAATCGTTATGCGAGTCAGTCATCTGCACGCCTGCCTGTTCACGGTCCCACAGGATCAGGGTTTTGAAGTTACCCACATACCCTGTACCCACTGGCACAGACTCAGACTCAACAACAGGCAGGTTCCACAGGGTAGGCACTTCCACTGCTGCTGGCCCACCAAAGAAGAACTGACCAGTGTTTGCACCACCATCCTCTGTACGCAGTAGCTGGATACTCTCCCAATCGTAGGGATTCAGCAGGTACGCAGTAGGTGACATGCGCCCAACCGTACGCACCTTAGTCTTGGCACGTCGAGTGGTCACCATCAGGTTGGTGTCCCAGTTCTGTGCAGTCAGGTTAGTGATGTTGGCGAGTCCATAGAAATTCTCACCAGTACCATCACCAATGACCATCTGATCTTCTAGTTCTTCCTCCACACCATATCGAAGGAAGTTGTCAATCAGAGTCTCCATCTGTCCTGCATCAGACAGTGCACGCTTGGTAGCTGGCATCCAGTGTGCAACGGTACGAACAGGTGTGGTAACCCGTTCAAACACCATTGCTGACTGTGGCTTCAAACCACCAGCAGCAGGAAGCACTGTACCACCAGTACCATCACCAATAGGTGCGCTACTGGTTGCTTCAGGCACCATTGCAGCATTGTTGGTTTCTGAAACCTGACGTACGTACTCCACCATGTCAGACTCAGTACGACCAATCGTAATGATGTCTCGCATGACAAGTGGACGACGCAGAATGAACTGATCCAAGTTACGCTGAACATCTGTAAAGACAAATGCACCAGCAGACGAGTCCGATGCACCAGTAACCAGTGCCTTCAAACCACCAGGAATCTGCACCTGTGGTGAGGCAACACGCACCTTCTCAGAGAAGTTGCCACTTGGTGCAACCTTCTTTAGCCAGTCACTGTACTCACCATCACCAAGCACAATCTGACTAACAGCCTTACGGTGCTGCTGGTGCTGGTGCTGTGCACCATCATCACTGCCACGTGCCTTACCAGCACCGCCACTGTCACCAGCATGTGTAGTGCCATTGCTGTTGGCAGCAGGCTCATTCAGGTAGCTGTCAAAGCTGCTCATCCGTTCCACTATTTCCTTGGAACGGTTGGCATTGTCCAGCTTACCCTTCAAATCACCTAGTTCTGAATCAATGGACTTGACACGCTCGTACACATCATCAGGAAAACTGAAGTCAGGGTACTGCTCAATCAACCCTTTGCTTTCCTGCATCAGGTTGGCCATTCGTGCACGTATCTCAGCAGTCTTCATGACACACACCCCCATTCGCTAATCAACGGTTGCTGCTACTAGCTCTGCATTCAGGACGTGCATACGTCCCAACATCCGTCTAATCTCAGCAGAATCACGCACCACAACCACACTAGCACCTGCTGCCTTACCAGCATCATCAGTTGACACTGAAGTGTCATCTAACAACTTCTGTACACGGTCAGATACTGAGGTAAGGTCTGGTAGCAATCCTGCCAGGATCGTACGGTTAGCCTCAGAGAGAACACGTCCAGCTTTGCCTTCAGCTATTCGTAGCTTAGCTACGTGTTCTACTCTGTCCAGGTATGCAGACATTTGTGCAACCATGCGTGCACCATGATCTGCTAAACGTTCCTTGAATCCCTCCATGCTGCCAGTGGTGTTAGTGTTGGTTGCTGGTTCAAAGGTACCACGTCCGTAGTCAGTACAGAGTGTCTGTGCGTCTGATGCATCCCATGCGTCTGCATCAAAGCGTACGTTAGCTGCCTCTGTATCACCAGTAGCACGTAGCTTACCAGTGACTACGGTGTACTCCAATCCAAGCGTCTCATGCTTGTGCACGTCACGTTTGAATGAACCATCAACAAATTCTGCTGGACTACGTACTATGTACAGGTGCTCTGTCTTGGTACCGTTTCCTCCTACACCGTTCTTTGCATCTACGGTCAGTGTTGCATCGTTGGCTGCAAAGTTGACAGGTGACCACTCTAGCCACTCACCCTTTAGCAACTCCACAATGCCCGATTCACGGTCATACGAGTCAACCAACACGTAGTATCCAATGGAGTACTTATCCAGAGCACCCATCTTTATGTTACTGAAAGTGTCTCTACCTAGTTGCGTGTCCATATTGAATTGCCCAACAACTCGCAACCCACCTAGCTGCTGTATAACAGCAGGCAGACGCGCGTCATATGGCAACACTTCCTCAGCTTCACGTGTCACACCTATTGGCTGTTCATACATGTTGTGTGACCACAATATCTTAGGTAGCGTTTTACCCTGTGTAGTGGACTGTGCAATGGTGTCTGCAAAGAATCCTGGTCTGATTATCTCACCAGCATAATCAACGTTATTGAAGACACTACAGTAAGCCTCTACCAAGCCTTGTCCGCCAGCATCCTGCAACACCTTTGCACCAATTGCTGGCAACACCTTACGTGCGTACTTCATGTTACGCTGCCTCACTTTCTGCTAGCTCTGCTGCATCTAAGATGTGCCAGAATCTACGCACACAGTTAGGGTGTCCCAACGGTGGAATGCTACGTGCTTCAGCAATCTTGACACGTCTACCGTTCAATGCTGCACACACTGAATCCTGGTCACCATCAGTGATCCGTACACCCACCACAACGTCCGATGCTTTGTACGATTCAATCTGTGATAGATTGGTAGCCTGTGCTAATTCTGTACGTGCTATCTCTAGTGCACGTGACTCAGAGAACACGTACAAATCATTGATACGCATGGCTAGTTCTTCCACTGTTTCATCTAGTTCAACACTGGTGGCAATAGCCTTGGCAACACTGGTGCGTGTATATTCGTTTATTCCCTTAATGTTCAGTGCTGCTGCCTTCAGGTACGTACGCTCATCTGTACCAGTCAACTCGTACCTAGTATCAAGTATGTCCTGTACCACATCATGCACTGCTGTTAGCGTACGCTTGTACCACGGTTCCAACACGCCTTTGAGCGTGTCATAGTCCTGCTGCACACGTGGCCAGTTTATACGTATCTTACGTGCTTTGGATTGGTCTTCAATCTGTGCCACAACAAATGCACGTTGTTCGTTCAGATATGCGTGCACATCATTGGCACACTGACCAATCATCCTGGCACGTATCCTATCAACACTGTCACTAATGTCTTTAGTGCTAGTGGTAGTGGTACGTGCTTTACCTGCACTACTGGTACTGCTACTGGTAACTGTGCTACCGTCAGCGTTGGTAGTGGTAGTAGTGTCGTTACCATCACCTGGAGGCAATGCACCCTGGTTACCTGCTGCTAGTGCTTCTGGTTGATCCTGTACCGTAGCCTTCTTTACGATGTCATCTACTGCTACAGGTATGATACGGCTAGCCAACATGTACATGTCTGTAGGGTACGGTTCCCTGTCACGTTCAGCACGGTACTCGTTGACAGTTAGTGCACCACTCTCTAGTTCTTTTAGTAGGCGGTCAACTTGCTGTGTCTCGTCTTCTTTGAGCACCCTAACGTTTTCATTGTCAAATTCAATGGTAAATGCATCAACATTTGATACATAGTCACTCATCAACTGTGTGTGCAAGTCAGCAGCAATGAAGTTTTGAATAGGTATCACTTTGTTCTCATAGAAGATACGTCGCAATCCATCTACATTGGAGTATGTAGCGTTTTCCAGTCCTGTACCCAACCCTAGCAGGATAGCAGGCGTACCAAAGATTGCTGTGATACGTTCCTCTGGTATGTGCCTGATGGCTGACAAGTCTAGCTTGGTAACATCAGTAGCCATCTGGTCTACTTTGATGGAACCACCTATCACCAGTGGTTCACCACGCCTGTCACCTTGTGTACGGTTCATCACACTAGCCTTGATCTTGTCTGCATCAGCTTGTGTAATCTTTCCCTTCTCGTTAGAAGGGCTGATTATCATACCTGTCACACCTAAGTTACGTAGGATAGTGTGTGTAAACTCTGCTGCTTCCTCATCTGTCACTATCTCACGTAGCAACGCACCTAGTGGTGACAAACCTTTACGTATATTCTTAGGGTCCAGTCCATTACGGAAGTGCAACACATCTTCAGGTGCAACGTTTATCACAGTACCATTAGGTGTGTATTCGTAATGGGATATAAACACCGTAGTGTTGTCATTAGGCCACATAGGTGTGATAGTGTGTGACGGTACCCAGTAGAACTGTACTGGCTTACCTGCACCACTACGCACCTTCAACCAGTATGCGTTACCAAATGCGTAATCTATCATGGTTGCTTTCCATAGCAACTGACCAGAGTAGTAATCATTAGGACGCCTAATACGTTGCACCATTTCATGATTCGGTACGATAACTTCCTGGTCACCAGACAACTGTTTCACCACTATAGGTGACTGTGCAAACGTGGTAGCCAACAAGTCCATAGCTGCATACACAATAGCGTTGTTCCTACCCTCTCCAGCTAACTCACGGTAGTTTATCGTACCGTCACGTGATGAGTACGAACGGTCATACGACCATGTAGTAGTGCGTCCAAAGTTGATGGAAGTAAGCTGCTTGAATCTTTGTGCTACCCTTTGCAACCATGTACGTTTACCAAGGTAGATACGCTCCACCTTGTCACGCTTCTTATAATTAAGTGTGTCTTTACTAATCATTGTTCACTGCCTCTGTCTGCTTGATAGAAGACTAGTGGTCGTTCCTTCTTTACTGCATCACTACCTAGATACGCAGTGCATGTTTTGAAATGTTCGTTTACCACAGTAGCATTAGGGAACTCACCAAACTTTGTGCCACATGTACCACACTTGTAGTACACCACTTTGTCTGTGTTAAGGTTGGTGCTCATTAGTCGTCACCCATCACTGCAATACGTTGCACTTCAGGATCAACCATCAGGTACGTATAACCCCATACTTCAGCATCTAACCTGTCAGGGCTAGGCATTCCTGGTTGCCACTCGCACAACTGGTCTTCCAACTGTGGGAACAACCCCATATGGTGCCCTCTACCTTGTGCAAAGATGTTGCTAACAGGCTCTGCACGTGTCTTCTTACCTTTTGATGCATGCACCAACACTACAGGTACATTAGGGTCAACAGCATGTATAGCTGCTTTCACCAGTGCACCACCCTGGTTAGCTTCAGCTACTACTTTATCTGCACCATACCTGTAGTA